GTCATCAAGAACCTCGGCATCTCTGGAATCGGCAATTCCTCGCACGACATCGGAATTGACCTCCGCTCACCTTCCGGCTTTAACTGTGTGTCGTGTTTGGTGTCTCACATATCCGGATTCGGCAATGCGTTCGGCGGTCAGGCGGTTCTGGCTCGTGGTATCAGCAATCGCCTTGATCATCTGGGATATGAAGCCGCTCAACTCTCCGGTTGCGTCGTCTACACCAACGGAACTGAACCAGTTTCTAACTCACCTACTGGCACATGCGGCGCGGTTGAAGATGACATCCTTGACGGAGAAGCAGATGCCGCTTATGTAAGCGACGGTGCTCAGTTCCTTTCTGGTCACGGTCCCGGTCCTTGTTATCCGAATTGCGCGGGCTTCATGTTCGGCGGTCAGAATGGCCACGTCAACGGTGTGTTCTCGCAGGTTAGTGATATCGGTATAAGCATCGGTGGGACAGCCTTACGCGTAAGTGACATACGCATTGACGGGACTTCAGAGGAAGCCGTTAGGGTGGTCCCTGGTGCAGGTGGACACATCCTCGAACGTTTTACCATCACATCCCCGTGCACCTCTAACTCGCTTTCATCGAACTTTGGCAGCGGGATTGCAACGGGATGTAAAGCTGTAAACGTATTGGGAGAAGGAAACAAAATCTCCAACATCGACTTCGAGTCGAACGCAGGTGTCTTCGGATCGTCTTTCACGCAAAGTAACTTCGGGGACAACGTACCGACTGGGCACTCCGCTAATTACTACAACTTCCTGGGCACGAGCGCGCTCAACGGCAACAACACCGGACCTAATCAGTGGTCGATGTCGTTCACGGGTGCCGTTACTCCAATCGTCTCTTACCCACAGGGCGCGATGACCACCACAACAGGAACCACAGCCAACATTAACGGCGTCGGGTTTTTGTTTCTTGGTAATAGTTCGGTTCCTCTGACGGGCACAATCGGCGGAATACCTGGTCAGATTGTCACTGTTTACGCCACTCTCGGAGCTGGTTCAGGCACCGTCAACCCCAGCAGCGGTGGTGGCGGCATCTCCAAAGTGATCACTTGCTCCGGCAATCCAACAACTATCGCCGGTGACACAGGTCTGTTGTTTCAGGTCAACGTGTTCGGCAACTTCACGGAGTTGGGATGCAACACATCGGCAAATCCAACGTTCAACGCTGTGGGGCTGGTCGCACCGATTGTCAGTGCTAATCAGGCTGCTACCAAAGCCTATGTAGACGCGCATATCAGCACGCCTAACACAATTGCCAGTTCCGAGACCCTTACGTTTTCAGCTACGCCGACCTTCTCAACATCGACTCGCTATAGCGAGATATCGATGACGGGTAACATAACCAGCTTCACCATAGCAGCTGGCGCAGCGGGTCAGGAAAAGACGCTCACATTTTGCCAAGATGCGGCTGGCGGTCACACGCTGGTCGGACCTGCAAATGTGCGCGGGCTATTCCCTTCCGGCATTGGTGGATCAGCTTCTAGTTGTAACTCGCAACACTTCACGTACTCGACAGCGCAGGCAGCTTGGCTGGCGGACTCGGTCGGAATCATAAATCAGTAATAAATCGAGTTCGATTTGCGTCGTCTTTTCATCCTGTTCGTTTGTGCAGTCGTGTCTCTGTCTGTCTTCGGTCAAGCAAGTGCGGGCGGCCCTGATCCAACGGCTCTCCACAACATGCCGCCCACTGCTTACTTGCTCTGGTCGTCGTTCAACTCGACTACCTTTGCAGGGACCAACACAGCAGGAATCGGAACCATCTTCAACCCGCCGATTTCGGTCAATGTTCAGACCGTCGATATAGCTCTAGCGACTGCGGCAGTCGGTTGCACGACCTCCCCAGTGCTCAGTCTGTACGATGTCACCGCGACACCTGCCGAAGTTGACCCGTCCTTCGAGACCTCGCTAGTCAACGGTCAGCGGATATTCAACAACACGCCGAACACACCGTTCCCGCTCCAAGCGAACCACGCTTACATGTGGGGAATCAAGACGGCTGCGGCTGGCTGCACGACCTCGCCTTCCGGCCCGTCGATCACTCTCGGCTACACGATGAACACGGCTGACCTGACTGTCGCCCCATCTGGAGGCGGCACAACGGTTGTCGTGAACATGGTCAACACGACCGACACGACCCAGTTTGAGAAGGTCGTCTGTCAGCTTCCGAATTGTAATCCGGGCGGTAACACAGCGCCGGTAGCGACCAGCTTGACAGCCGGAACCATGTCGAGCCCGCCAACTGCGGACACGTTGGGGACGACGACCTCCCTGACAGCTCCTGCAACCGACGCGACTCACACCGCTCAGGTCAACGTGCTGTGGACAGAGCACTTCACGCCCTGCGATAGCTGTACGACCTTTCAGAATGACTTTTGGGAGCGGCCATCAGCTAACGCGGTCGCTTGGGCGGTCAATCTCGAATCGGACCACGCGATGTTCGACTCGACTGACGGTCTGGACTTCATGTTCGGCCTTCAGTGCAATCTGTCCGGTCACAAGTGGCAGATTGACAACCAGGCTGACCCTTGGATCGACGCCATCTCGTCTGGTTCAGTTGTGCCTTGCAACATGACAGCCGGTACTTGGTATTACGTCCAGCTCAATACTCATCGCACTGTGGGTGACACGGCTTGTTCGCTAGCTAACACCAACGGAGTCGGAACTACTCCCGGTCCGTGCGTCTACTTTGACAAGCTGATCGTTCAACCTTTCGGCGGTTCCGCGACCACCTACGTCCTCAATCAGAAGATGCGTGCTGCATTCCTCCACTCGGGTTGGTCGTCCGGCACGTACTCGCAGAAACAAACTGACCTGTTCCAGCCGAACTCAACGGCACAGAGGACAGTCACGATGGATTACACCGCTGACCACTTCCAAGCCTCGAAATAAAGGACAGGATGTTTAAAAAGTTCAAAATAGCTCTCATAAGCATCCTGCTCCTCACCCCAATAATGGCTCTCGGGCAAGTTGGGTCAGCTACGGTCAGCGCACAGGGCGGATTTGCTCTCAATGCGGGAGACGTGCTGACTATCTCGGCTCAGATCGTCGGTTGTCAGGGTAATGTTCCGCTCTACGGCGGCATTCCGGTGTCGATCACGCCGAATCAGACCGCTTCTTCACCCTTCACGGCTAATTCCAGCCAATTTGTCACATTTACTGTCCCCGGCAACGACAAAATCACTTGCGGCGGGCAGAACTACACGCAATACGCGATCACTTGGAAGATCAATGGCTTTCCGGCTGCTCCAACTCAGACTTATCGTTTTGCTGACGCTTTCTCGGTTCTTCTAAACGGCCTGACTCCAACCGGTTTTTATCCGCCGAACTTGGCGAATGCAGCCGGTTTTAGCTGTCCTACCGGTACGAACCTTCAAGGGTTCGACATGTTCTTCACTCCGACATGTGGACCGTCAGTTACGACGAACATGCCGAATGCTGATTCGTCCGGCGAGATTCTGGTCAGTCCTTCCGCTGGTAACAACTGGCAGACGCTAGCTCAGATGCGTTACCAGATGCCGGGTGACACAATCACGTCGATTGAAGCGAACTGTGCGGCCTCTCCTTGCACTTATGTCGTAACGTCACCGCAGTCCATCACGCTCTCTGCGAATCACACCCTCTCAAGCAACGTCAACTTGCAGTTCATGCAGGGCGGTAAGTGGACAGTCAACGGCGCTTTCACGCTGACCATACCGGGCAACGTGACCGGCACACTCAGCCAGCACTTCCTCGGTGCGGCAACTGTGAAGTTCGGCGTGCTTCAGTCGCTTGCTCCTGTCGAGTGGTTCGGTGCCGCTGGTGACGGCGTAGCTGATGACACTTCGGAGATTCAGGCGACTCTGAATGCCCTCACTTCCGGTCAGGCTTGGCTTCAGGCTCGCACTTATCTGGTTTCGAGTGCGCTGACCATCAACAAGCCGAACGTCGGCATCAAGGGCAGCAACCTCTGCTTTGCTAGTCCGACGATTTACGCCACACCGACTTGCGCAACGATCAAGTCGAACTCGGCTTCAGCGGACATCATCGACGTCGCGGGCGTCAGCACAAGCAACACGATCACCTTCAACAAGTTTGAAGACTTCTCGCTTCAGCGTTCGGTCGCTCCGTCTGGTACGGCTGCCGGTCTGTCGCTGAACTTCACCTACGGCATCTGGGTTCACCGGGTAAGCAGCGAAGACTCCATATCGGACTTCTACATCCACGGCTCTGGTTCGCAGGGCGTAGGCGACATGGAGGACTGTGTCGCTTCGGACGGCTATCGCGGCCTGTCTGAAGCTGGCCTGACTCTGTACGGCTGGAACCTGGACTCGTCTGACGGAGTCGGAAACAACTCCTTCCGCATCCGTAACTCGTTCTTCGCTTCCAATTTGGGAGCCACGGCGACGACGACCGGTCTCTACGTTCACGGTACTGAGCTGAACGACCTGATGGTCAACGGCTTCGAGACCGCGAATGCGTCATTTGGCGAGCAGTTCATTCAGACTGCGACTGCCTCACCCATCTCGGGCTCTGACATCCACCTGTGGGGCGTCGTCAACGACAGCTTCTTCAACATTGGTGTTCTCGTTCAGGGTCTGACCACTTCGGGTGGCGGAAGTCTCGAAATCAACGGCGGTTACATCGCTTCTGCGCATCTTCACACGAGCGGCGTCGATATTGAATCTAGCACCGGTGTGTCGGTCTCGAACGTGCAGTTCGCTGCGTTCGTCAACAATGCGGATAACGCGATCTTCGTTCACAACTCGTCTGACGTGAACATCATCGGCAACCGGATTCAGGCTGTCATCACAGACGGCATCGTTCTCGGCCAGTCTACGGCTGTCTCTGTGGTCGGAAACAACTTGAAGGGTATCAACGCTTCAACCGGTCTGATCCGTCTGACTGGTTCGAGTCTGAACGCCATCATCGGCAACACGATGACCGGCACAGGACAGAGCTTGGTGGTTGACTCCAGCTCGATCAACAATACCGGCTTCTCCAGCGACATCATCGCTGCGTCACTGGCTGCTCCCGTCATTGCTGGCTCGAATCCACTCAGCTTGGGAACGACTCAGCAGGTCATATCGCAGTCAGGTGCTCCAAGCGGGGCATGCGGGAATGGCTCACTGTACCTGAACTCAGCAACGACCGCAGGCACCTTCGCAAGCTATCAGTGCAAAGGTGGCGCGTGGGTCGGATTAGGGACGGCTTACTAACATGGCGAAACTCAAAGCAGCGACTCGGTCGAAACTGGCTGGGTCGCAGTTCGCAGGTCCGGGGCGCTCATTTCCGATTCCCGACAAGTCTCATGCTGAGGACGCGCTGAGGGAGCGTAAATTTGCCGCGAATCCAGCCGCAATCGTGGCGAAGGTCAAGGCGAAGTTCCCCGGTGTCGGTAAGTCGCTCCTGTCGAGCGGAATGAAGAAGAAATGACCTATCAGAACGACCCAAACTACCTGAATGCAACTGATCAGGAGCGTAAGTGGTTCGATCTGTTCTATCAAGACAAAGACATGCTGGCGGCGACCAAAGGTGCCTACCGAGTCAATGGGGATGATTCTGCACGGGCTTACGGTAAGTCGGTCTTAGCTCGCAAGCATATCGCAGAACTGATCAGAACCTATTGCACTCAGCAGCCTTCTCTACCTAGCGCAGAGGAGCTGAAGTTCATGTATCTCGACATCGCTCGTGATGGTAACGCGACTCCGAGAGACAAACTAGCAGCCCTGGTCGCATACGAGCGACTAGCGGGATTCACCGTGAAGGGCAAACCAATCGCAACACCAACGGACGACCCGTTCGCAGGCATAGATGACTAAAGCTATTCAGTTCTTACTCTCACACCAAACAGGAGCCTTAGTCGTACTCGGCTATTTGGGCTCTGGAGTGGCGAGCGTATGGCCGGAGCAACGGCCTAAGACACTTGATGACTGGTGGAACTGGCTTCGCGACCTCGTCCACGTACTGGGAAACGCAAAGCGCCCTACCAAACCGTAGTTAAGGAGCAACACATGGCAATTTCGTTCAATTCTGTAGGACATTTCTTCGCAAAGGCATTTCAGGCTATCGGCAAGCTCTCGGGGACCAAGAAGGCTGTTGAAGATGTGACCGCTGCTATCCCTGGTGGAGCGGCGTTCCTTCCGCTCGAAGACGCTGGCTATGCCGTGTTGGGCGCAGTCGCGGCGGTCTTCTCGGCTTCTGGTGATGCTGCATCTGCCAAGCTGGCTGACGCTGGCCTTGACGTCGTAGCTATCCAGAAGGTTGAAGCGCTGCTCGCTCAGATTCCGCAGTTGGCTGCACTGGCGAAGGCGCTGGCGAATCCGTCAGCTAAGTAGGTCATATGTTCAAGAAAACTAACTTTCGTGACCGCTACACGCCTTACTCCGGCGACGGCAGCACATTTCAGTTCACGACTTGCTTGACTTGCTTCGCCCCTGTCTCAAAGGCAGAAACAAGCCTCCGCGGACATGACGAGTGGCATCGCAAGAACGGCGAGTAACAACAAGATAGGTGTGGGCGACCGCCATAAAGCGGCAGCAGCGTGAGCAGGCTAAAACTGGTGCAATCCTGACACGTGCTAGCGGCACCTAACTGGAATCAACCAGTACCCCACACCTACCCCTCATGGACATAGCAAAACTTAAACAGCGCCGACTACGTGCGCGAACCGATCTTTACTGGCTGGCTAAGGACATCTTAGGTCTGACAGAGCTTAACGAGCGGGTTCACCGACCTGTTTGTGAGCACTTCTGGCAAATGAAGCCGGGGACGCCGATAGCAGAATTATCCCCGCAAAAGGGGATGTCGTTGTTTGATCCACGTGGTCATTTCAAGACTTCGATAGCTCAGGCAAGCGCGATTCAATGGATTCTTAACTACCCGAATATCCGCCTATTCTGGGGATCAGGCAAGCTGGATCAAGCTTCCGACTCGCTGGTAGTCATTAAAACGCACTTCCAGACCAACGACAAGCTCCGCGCACTCTTCCCTGAGTTCTGTCCTCCGAAAGGCGCTGACTGGGGTACTAAGACCGAGTTCACCATCCCCAATCGCACTAAGGTCTTAACTGACCCGACTTGTAAAGCCTTCTCTCTGGATTCGATCAAAGCCGGTCCACACTGCGACGTTCTCTTCTTAGATGACGCGGTTCACCCCGGTAACGTCGGCAACGTCGAGATGTTGCAGAAGACCGTCATCGACTACAGCTACCTGACGCCGATCATTGAACCATACGGCTACAGGCATGTCATAGGCACGCCTTACAGCGATGCCGACCTCTACGCTTGGCTAGAAGAGAACGACCCCCTTATGAGGAAGTTCAGGCGGGCTGCTTGGTCGATCACTAACCCTGACTACGTTGAAGGCACGCCGCTCAAAGAGTCAGATGTTGAGTTGCTATTCCCGGAGCGGTTCACCTTTTCTGGTCTGAACGTACTCCGCGAACAGGATCAGTACGTCTTCAACTGTCAGTACTTGATGGACCCGACACCTCGGGATACAGCGAGCTTTACTGACGCGCTCATCACTTCGCACACGCTACCAGCTCAGCACGTACCTAAGCACGGTGCGCTGTTTCAGATGTGGGATACGGCTAATACGAAAGAGAAATACTCAGACTACTCAGTCGGCGCAACCGGCCTCTACGACAACAAAGGCAACCTCTTCATCGTTGACATCGTGGTCGGCAAGTTCACTCCAACCGAGCTAGTCAACCAGATCGTCTCGGCTGCTCTGAAGTGGAAACCGCAGCGTGTCGGTATTGAGGAAGCTGCTGGTGCACGGATGCTCGAACCCGCTCTGGACATGATGCAGCGTCAGATGCGGCAACGGTTCAACATCGAGTGGATTAAGACAAGCCCACTCAAGTCCAAGGCAGAACGAGTCCTCTCACTTCAGCCGCTACTAGCTCAGCACAAGCTTTACTTCTCCGGAGCTATCCGACCAGACTTCATGGCCGAGCTGAAGAAGCAATTCCTGAAGTTCCCCCGGTACGTGCACGATGACATCCCTGATGCTATCTCTCGGCTGCTTATTTTTCGTGGCGGCGTTGATATTCGTCCGGATGTGGACGACGAGGACGCTTCGGAAGTGTACTCAGTCGCATTCGATCCGCACGAGGACACGTTACTCGGAGCGGGATTAGTTGGATGATCCACCCACCCCACAACAGGCTCTCAAGGTTAGCTAATGTTACTCGAAGAACTGAACAGTAAGCGGACCTTTCCGCAAGGCACCGGGTACGAAGAAATCACAGAGCCTCGCGAGATAGCTTGGCCAGGTGACCCACAGCCCGACAAGACTGCACTCAAGCTGGTCTTGCAGGACATGGCTCTTGCTGAGACCTGGATTCAGAGTCAAGGATGGCTATTAGAGTGGCAGCAGCAGGAACGGCTTTACCTGTTCAAAGTGCCGCTCCGCATGTGGGACGGTACATCAGTACCACGCTCTCACCTAGGCATGCCGCTCGTATACGAGCATGTCGAATCCATCCTTCCGCAGCTCATGACCGGTCTCTTCGCTGATGACCCGCCATTCAACTCTAAGCCGCGTCCGAACACTCCGATGGATGCAGCTAGGGCGAATGATGCACTCATCTCGTGGGAACTGAAGCAGATCAATGCGCGTGAAGAGTTCCGCCTCGGCCTGAAATACATGCTGCTTCACGGCATCGGTATCTGGAAGTGGGGTTGGCAGAACTACACCAAGAAGCGCACCGTTTATCGTCGCCGCAAGCCTTACAAGTGGGAAGCTACCCCAGTTGGCGCATCCATAAAGATGGCGCAACGCGGCACGAACGACATCAAGAAGGTGGAGATAGAAGATGAAGTTAATCTCCCGGTTTTTGAACACCGTAACATCCGTCATGTACTGGTTGATCCGGGCTTACGATCTTCTGATATTCGGAAGGCGCGGTACGTAATTGACCTTCAGTACCTCAATATCCTCCAGCTTGACGAGCTGCGCGGCTATGAGGGCTATGACATCCCCAGCAAGGAAGACCTTCGCAAGCTCCTCTTCCCCGCTGAAGAAACTCCGAACATGAACCCATTGGAGGCTCCGGCCCTCAATCTGTTTCAGGAGTTCGAGGCTATGCCTCGTTGGCAAAAGTCAACGATGGACAAGATGCAGCAGCCTCTTGAAGTAGCCGAGTACTGGACTAATGACCGTGTCTATACCGTCCTCCAGCGCAAAACAATCATCCGGAATGAACCAAATCCGCATGGTCGTATTCCGTTCTTCTCCGTTGCTATGTCGGACGTGCTTGACTCGTTCTTCGGCATTGGTGTCGGAATGCTGGTTGGTAACGAGCAGAGAATGCAGCAAGGAGTCATCAACACTTTCCTCGATGATCTCTCGCTCAATCTCAACGGAATGTTCTTGCGGAAAAGAGGCGCGAACGTCCTTACGCAACAGCTAAGGATGCGGCCAGGAGGAATTATCGATGCCGATGACGAGAAGGGTGTTTCTGTTATGCAACGGAACCCCATACCCATTGCAGAAACACAAGCTGTCTTGGCTGCTTCGGATGCTCGTGCTGCTCGTAGAACTGCCGCTTCTGAGCAAGCTGTACAAGGTTCAATGCCTTCTGCAAAGTCTTCTATCACGAGGACTGCGACGGGTGTATCCACACTCACTAGCGGTACTGGAACAAGACTACAGAGCATAATCGAGCAATTCGCTTATCAAGTGTTTGTGCCGCTTCTGGATGCGATCCACGAGATGAACGGTGCGTTCCTCCGACCTGAGCAAATCAACAAGATTCTCACTAAGGAACTTGGGATTGCTTACGAGGGTGACACGCTCGACCTCATCAATGGTCAGTTTGACTTCGACATGTTGGCCGGTGCTCGCATGCGGGCTAAGGAGTCGCAGCGTCAAACACTGCCGTTGCTGTATCAGTTCCTGCTGACCGAGCCTGTCATGAACGGACTCCAGCAAGTCGGCAAGAAGATCAACATAGCGGAGATGGTCAACATGACCTTCGACGTGACTGGTTGGCCGAACCGCTCGACACTCTTGCAGGACTTGACTCCAGCAGACGAACAGCGGATTCAAGCGAACTCTCCAGCGGCGCAGCAACAGGCTCAGTTGCAACACCAAGCGCAGATGGAGCAGATCAAGACCAACAACAAGGCTCAGTTACTAGATCAAGACACCATGGGCAAGGCTGGCCAGCTCGTCATTCGTCATGAACTGATGGAGAAGGACCGCGAAGGCTTTGGTTTGGGCGGAAAGTGACAGACAACGAAAAGCTAGAACAACTAGACATCTTCAAGACTCTCGAAAGAGGTCGTCGGCTATTCCATCTCCGTAACTCGGAAGGATACCAAGACCTCCTCGACATCTTCGAAGCCGAAGTCGTTAAGTGGGAGCACCGGTTGCTTAATACAGCTTCCGGTGCCACCTCCGAACTGCTACGCGATCTGCATGCTGAGGCTAAGGTTAGCCGCGCCATGTTCGAGCGTGTACAGATGCGACTGAACGCCGAGATTGAGCACGGCAAAGACGCCACAATCGACGCATTCAACGACTACAAGACAACTAACCTCTAATAGCTGCGGATTGCGGCGAAGGAAGAGTAATGGCTGATCAAGTTACACCTGAAGTAAAAGACCTTTTTGGCGACGAGTTCGCCGCACCAGCAGCACCCGTAGCAGAACCGCAGGGTAGCCCCAACCAGGTTCAGGACAGCGACGGAGATGGAGAGCCTGTTTCTGGGGTGACCGAACAGCCACAGACGACCGAGCTAGTTCAGGAGATTGACCTCGGCGACGGTGGAGGCAAGCAGGTCTTCAAGGCGAAGTCGCCTGAGGAGATGATCGCCAAGCTGACCAAGGCACAGGAGAACGCGACCCGCAAGATTCGTGAGCAGCAGTTTGAGCTTCAACGCGCCAAACGCGCCACACCAGACAAGACCACCCCAACAAGGGCTCTCAAGCAGTTGACAGCGGACGATAAGTTCGCTCTGGCTCAAGAGTTCGCTAAAGACCCCGAGTCGGCTCTAGAGAAGCTGCTCGCGGCGAAAGGTCTCAGCACAACCGATCTGAATCAGATCGTCACAGAGCGTTCGATTGCACAGGCTGAGCAGACATTCCTCAGCAAGCACGAGGGGGTTGATTTCCTCCCGTCACCTAGCAATGCGAAAGCGATGCAAGAGTTTTTAACCAAGGAGTCGCTGCCATATACCGCAGCCAACTTGGAGTACGCATTTCAGGAACTGAGCGAGGGCGGATTGCTCGACATGCCCAGTTCCAGCAACACCAGTTCGGAAGGTGAGAAACCGAACGAGGAAGAACGGATTGTTGTTCCTGAACACACTCGCCGCAAGCCGATGTCTA